GGAATTATAGACCTTGCAAATTACAATGGTGTGCAAAGAAACCAAGGAAACAATACACAATTAACTCCAGAGCAATTAGCCTCCATTCAAATGGCTGTATAAAATGCTTAAAGACGAAAAAAAATGTTGTAAAGAGGTACCATTGGAACAGAAAGCTGTTGACTATAAGTGCCAAGGCGTTTGTAAATCAAATCTAAATGACAGTCCTCTAGAGCAAAAGCATATAGACCTTCTAGGTAACCTTACCTACTTTTAACTCTCCAAAGCCATGAGCAAATGGTCCATCAGGCACATCTAAGTACTTAGCCTGACCTGTGTTTTCTTTGAGTCTTACACGAACTATTTTTCTGTCATCAATAAGTTCTGATACATACCTTCTAAACGTACTTTGAGATACGTTCTTTAATTCTGGAGGAAGTTCTCCTTCACGAGCTACAAAACCATCTTCTCCTGTAACTGTAAATGGATTGCCATTCTTAGCTGCATCTCTTATGACGTAAATAACACTGCGTAATCTTAATACTTTATCCTCTTCATCTACAATAGAAATGTCTTGAGAAGTTCCCTCAAGCAATCCTGATTCTTCATTACGAACAAAAATTCTAATTTCTCTGTTAACAGGGCCATTAGATTTAACAACGGCACCATAGACAACCTTGTTTCTTTTGAATGGAGTGTCAACTTTAACACATACTGTTTTTGCGTCAGCTTCTGGGGCAGTCCATAAAGCTATAGCAAAACGACTTCCGTCTACGAGAGCCGATGTACCTCTAATTAAATTACGAGCATGTTCTGGGGTGCGTACAGGATACTTCATGTCTATCTTAGTCATGTGATGAACCATTAAAAACGTAGCGTTTGTTCTTGTCGCTAAGCTTGCAAAGTATCCTGTTACAAAAGCACCGTGAGATGGATCTGCATTGATGTCTGCTAGAATAAAACTAGCAAGAGGATCAATGACAACGAGAGCCAAATTATCCATTTGCATGATTTGTCGTTCAATCTGTTTCCACTCATCCGTGATAACAGGTCGACCGTTTTGGATTGCAACGATAGGTACCACGCCGCCGTGGTCTGGAAAAGGGATGATGCGTAACTCACAGCCTGTTTCCCTAAATCTATGCCCATCTTTATCCAATTTTTCAATACGTCTATGTATTTCATCTTTTTCGTCCTCCGCAGTTAAAATAACGACATTGCCGTTATCAAGTAATGTAGCATCAAAAGCGGTGTCAACTCCGACATTGCCATATGCTACCTTCATGCCCAAGTCGAGGGTCAATAAACCTTTACCAGTATCTCCAGAGGCAGCTAATATTCCTGCTACTCCTTTAGGTAAAGTTGACTCCAACAAATATTCATAGGCTGGGGCTTTGCCTTGAATTAAATTCTTAACAGATAAAGAGTTGTTTAACAAATTAATAGGAGCTGTGCCTTCAGCATTTAATACATCGTCAATATTAAAATTTTCCTGAATTGCATCAGCAACATCCCAACCTCTTGGTTTTTGATCTGGAATATCTATTACTTTAATTGATGCACATTTGTTGTTTAGAAAGTGAGAGAGCTTCATGGCGTACTTTCTTCCAGCTTCATCATTATCTGGCCATATAATTAAATTCTTACCCTCTAAGACGCTCCAATCTGTTTTCTCCATAGAGGTGTTTGAACCACCCATCGCACTCGCTGATGGAATGTTCTTCGAGGTTAATGCATCTACGCACTTCTCTCCTTCGACAAAGACTACAGTGTCTTCGTTTACTATCTTTGGTATGTTATACAACGGTCTGATGGCAGGCATTTTGTACTCGCCTGTTACAAGTCTAGGTCTAAAGGTTTTATCTCCATTGTCATATTCAATGCGAAGCACACTACATAATAAGTTGTTGTCCTTGTCGAGGTACTTGTGCTCAATAACTCTTTGTTGCTTGGGCTCTGGTTTATATACAGGCTCCGCAGGAGCTACATAAGTATGTTGCAATGGTATCCCAAATCTTTCTGAGATATCTTTAACGGAATCTTGAAAGGATATATTTTGAGAATAAGACCATACATCAATGAAATCACTGAAAGAATTACCGCCGTTAAACTCGCTTCCTAGTCCGTCTTTATCTAAATTAAAGGAACATGAGTCCCCTGGAGATCCGTCTAAGTTTCCTATGACAAACTCATTACCCCTAATACGTCCATTTGGAAACATGTACCCAAATATACTTTTAAGCGACCCTTTTGCTCTCGTTTTAAAATCTGTTACATCAAACTGCGATGGAATATCATTTCCAGCTTGGTTGAAGTCCAGATTGCTGTTCTTTATCATTTTCTATATCCCAACATCTCTTCTTAAATTCACAAAATCTACATAAAAAGCTATCAGCTTTTGCTGCTACCCTCGGCATCATCTCATTATTGCTTGTTGCTTTTAAAATATAAACTGCTGCGTCCGACACCCTTTGTGCGACCTTAGCATCAAAAGGTATTTTCTCAAAATATATCTCTTGCGTGTTCTTATTTACAACAGTAAACAAAGCTGGGTTGTCCATTAAACCCATATAAGTCTGATACAACACTACCTGTGCGTAATACACTTGGTTAGTTTCTTTAGTTCCTTTCTTTTTAAACTCATTCCATTTCTTATCGTTAGCTGATTTGCATTCCCATAAGAATGGATAAGACCAATCAACAGGACCATCTGTAATAATACCATCAACATGGCCCTTTACTTCACCATCTGCTGAGTCGAAACCAAACTGACGACCTTGCTTGTCTTGTGTTAATAAATTGAACTTAGCCTTTATAAGCCAAGCTATAGCCAAGTCTTCAAAGTTATGACCGACTTGAAATATTCTTAAAGTTCTTCCGTTAAAATCTTTGCCCTCGTCTGGTGGAATTTGCATGTAACGATACTGTAGTTTTCTTTTACATGGCTCTCCAAGAGACGAAGCCCCAAGATATGTTCGTTTAGGTTCTTTTTGATTTTCAAGAACTAGAGCTTTATCAATGTGCGGTGTAACCACATCACTAACGTCTCCTGTATTTATAGGTGGATTAAGATCTATCATACTAAAAAGGAATGGGATCGTCCCAGAGCTCCTTGTCAGTATATTTCTTATTTTTTGGTGGTTCTTCCTTTAAAGTTCCTTTAAAATCTTCTGTTCCATAATTTGCAGATGATGTTTGCTCTACATCTTCTCGTATTCTTTCATGCAATCTTTGTCTATAAGAGACTAAAAGTGCTGTAACTAAATCAAATATTTGGTCTGGTGATATTTCTGCTATCTTGGTTTCCCAACCAATAGCCTCAAAATTAGGTACTATATCTTTAATAGTATCTTGTACGGCTTTTGTTTCTGGTTCTGTTCCTGTATACATCTTATTTCCCTTTTCAGTCTGTTTGTTAATAAAATCAAGTGCTTGCATGCACCCAAAGTAATTTAAAATATTCTCGTAACCAATTCTATTATGCCTAAGAATAAAAGGATTGGGGCCGATGCCATTACATAATCCACAAATTCTTCTCCTTCCTGCTTTCTTTATAATGATTGATTGTTCTTCAGATAATGATTTCCAACAGTATGACAAAGAACGCTCCTAAGTTTTTGTGGGAGATTTAGACAGAAAGGCTCTCCCACAGGCCTTATTTGGGTAGGGGAAATGATTAAATCCCTACTGTCTTTATGCCCATGATGGTTTCCCTGAACTGTTTGCTGGAGCCTTGGGGGCTTCAGCTACAGAACCGGTTGCGGCAACAGGGGACGCAGTTGCAACAGCGGCTTGTACAGGGGCATTAGAAGGTTTGGAACTTCTAACTAAACCGTCTGGGCCTAATGGTTGTTTGTACTCAGGCATTCCTGGTACTATTATTCTATCAATCTTGTTACTTACTTTTTCGTTATACTCTTCAGTACCAACGCTTGTTTTAAAAACTAAGTTATTGAGATCGCCATAAGAAGAAAGAACCCTAACAGCTTTAGCTGCATCGCTCATATCTCTTGGCTCAATGTTATAACAAGACTCAAGCATGGCACGGATTGTTCTCATAGATATATTGCCTGCCTTACTCTTACCATTGTCGTCTAAGCTTCCGCCCATAACGGTAAGGTTAGTCCAAATCTTACGCTTTGCGTATTCACCGTTCGTTACAGTAAGTTCGCAATCTAAGTATTGGGCATCAGATCTTTGAGATTGTTTTAACAAACCACCATCGCCTGCTCCACCCGGTCTTATCGTCAAAAGTACGTCTACAACTGTACCTTCTGGAATTGGTGAAAAGTCTGTTGTTCCTGATCCTGAGTATTGTTCTTCTGCTTCATTAAAATTTAACATTATATTGTCTCCTCGTTGTTGGTTAGTATTTGTACGTTTGGTATATCGTGTTTAAGTGTTTCTGCTGTAGTTTTTGTCTTAGGTGCCATAAGTTTTTCTAACAACTTACCTAAGTGCGGCTCTTCAACAGTCTCTAATTTTCCGCTTCTGTCTTTAGCAGGGAATCCTTCCGGATTGTCTGTACGGCATACAAACTCACGCCATGAATTTCCATTCTCGTCACGATTAATTCTCATTGTAATTAATTCATCAACGATTCCTGGTAGCTCATTACCTACCTTAGACCCTTCAACCTGAATTTTAAAAATCTTCTGGTTAAATTCATCAGTGTTCTCATCAAGAATGCCAACCAGTACAACATTCTTATCTCTTATGTGTTGTAGTTGTGTTAGCCAATCAAGCATTTCTCTGCCATGTAAACCGTACACAGCGAGCATGTTAATCTTTTTAGTCTTGTCAGTAAGAACTTCGTCTTGCTGCTTGCACCATCGAAAGCTTAATCGACCTGCTACTGTTATAGAGTCAACAAACAAAGTTTTATACTTTGCATGTGTCTCAGATGGATCTCCATACTGCTCAACAAGATGATCATAATGTGCCTGTGAATATGGCATATCAGAACTCAAACTTGCGTTAGGGCCACCAAAGTAACAGGCAAAGTTTCTAGCTTCTTCCCATGTCTCTGGACGGATTGTGTCACCCTTCCATTCTCCTAAAGCAATATCTCCTGCTTCAAGGTCCATGAATAGTGTATCTTCCTCTGGTATTGTAAATAAAAGACTTGTCTTACCAACACCACTTTGGCCTGCTATGACAATCTTTGCTCCTTTAGTCTCTTTTAGTCGTTCCGACGCTTTTATTATCTTCATTTTTTATCCTTTCTAATTAATTAAATTGTTTCTTTGTTCTTCTATCTTTTTAGCCTCTTGTTCTTCTACAGGCTCAATAGTTATACGAACAGCGGGGAGGTCAATACCAGTTGTAAACTTATCTTTATTAAAGCAGTGAACGACTTCAACAATGTTGGTCATTTTACTTTTAAAGACAAACCTACATAAACCTGCAAATGAAGCCTCCCCTAACGCATGTAATATGTTTTCCATATCCTTTTTAGTCATGAAGCTTCTCCTCGACACTGATATGATAATCAGGACCTTTAGCCTCAACTGTTCGAGATTCCTCAAGAATAAGTTGTATACGAGGATCTGCATCCTTGTACTTATTCTCAGAGACTTTGACAGTAATGTCAGAAATGTTTTTTGCGACTTCTGGACCAAAGTCTGCTTCAACTTTGTTCAGTGCTACCCACAATGTATTCGTATCCCACGTTACTGCTTTTCTTACTGTAGCCTTTACAGACAATTCTTCTTCTTCAAAGGTTACAGTTCCGGTGTCTTTGTTTTCTCCACGCAATCGAGATTCAACACGCTGCGAATATCTTCGCTCGCATACTTTCTTCTCTAATGTTCGGAGGGAATCAGCAACACCTTTTAAAAGAACTAGATCTTCATGTAGCTCTTTTAATTCTTTTGTGTCGTTCGCAATGTCATCAATTTCTTTTTCGTGCCATTTACTCACAACTTTTTCCGCTAATGTCTTTATCTTCATTTTATCCTCGCTAATTGTTTTGTTTCTATTTCTATTTACTTTATATTATCTAAACGCTAAAGTTGTCTCGTTTGTGAAACAACATATGGGAGTTTATACTAGAATGATAACCGCACGTCAACTAAAATTTTCACGAAATATTTTAAGGTTGTCCACACGAGAGTTATGTGCCCTTTCTGGAGTATCGCCATCGACAATTTCGAGGGCTGAGAACGGGGCAGATGTCAAGTATTCGACTATTAAAAAACTTGCCAAAGTTTTTGAGAGCAAAGGGATAGCTTACCCGACGAGTAAGTCTTTAAAACATCTCGGTGTTCTTGTTAACTTTGATGATTCTCAAAAATCGTCATGGGAAAACAAAAACCATCCGAGCGGCGGCTCTTACTAGTAACGCTGCTAATAAACATATTAATTATATCTACTAACTGCATAGCCGAAGAAAAACAAAATTTACTTTTCTTTAGTCGTCGTCGTGGATTAGCTAATGCGGAATTTTCTTACATTGTTGAGGATTAATCTTCTTTGGGATTAAAATTGTGATAAAGGACATTACCCTCGGCTATATACTCTTCTTCTTCTTCTTCATCATGTTCATCTAACCAATCGCCATCTATTTTAAATTCAACGTCTGACTCTTCTTCAGAATATGATTCTTGCTCTGGTATTTTATGATAGCCTTTTATATTCGTTATGTTGACATCTCCATCAGACATAATTGCATTTAAACAGGCCGTCATGACTGAAATACCAGCCCCTGGTCCTTCTTCAGAAATGTATTGGCTGATTGACATCATTATGTTTGTAATCGAAACTTGTCCAGATGTGAATCCTCTGGCGATCATCTTTTCGTGATGCGCTTTACAATTCCAAGCCAACTCATTGGCTTTTTTATCAGAAATCATTCGTCCCAATTTTTAGAACTTATAACCTCTTTATGTCTTTTATCAATCATACCTGCAAGCTCTCTACCTTTAGCTCTATTATTTTTTTCAGCTATGGCCGCAAGCTTCTCGTATGAATCATGATTAAGAGCTATACTCTTATATTTTTGAATATCTGGCATGTGTTTCTCCTTGTTGGTTACCAATGTTTACTATGTATATATATATTTGTGGGATAATCAAGTAAAAAAGTGGGAGTCGGCTATTGTTAATCATAAGAAGGATGATACCGACTCCCGTAACGAAGGAACCACAATTATATTGGGATACATAATCGTGGGAGCAATCCCATATGTAGTATGTTTGCAGTTCATCGTCAATAGATATTGATTATTTTTTGCTGAAAGAATATAAAGGCATTGTTACAGGCTTCCCGGATCGTGCTCCAAAACTTGATAAACCAAGCCTATGTATTTTTCCTATAACAGCATTTCTGGTAACGTCACCAAAACGCAAAGCTATCTGATCTGCCGTATAACCTTTATTCCAAAGATCTGTTAATTTTTTTATTCGCTCCTCTGTCCATCGTTTTCTTTTCATTTACTTCTCCATGTTTGTTAATATGTGTTCAATAACTTTTACAGTAAATCCGTTACCAAGCATTTTGTATCTCTGCGTGTTTGATACGGCAGCCGTATAGTTATCTGGAACTGTTTGCAATCTCTCACACTCTAATGGCGTTAGCTTACGCCAAGTTAGTTCTTCTTCTACAAGAGATATAGTATGGTCTTTATTTAAAGATGGTGTAAGAGTTCCAACCTTACCATCCTCTCTAGGTACTAACTCTTTTGCTCTGAAAGGTGTATGGTCTTTTCCTGTTTCCTTTCTAATTTTTTTTCTTTCTTCTTTAGCTTCTTTTGTTCTGACTTCTCTATAAGATGTAACAGCAACTTTAGGCTCTCTATGTCCACCACCCATTGTTGTAAGTGTTGGTGATTTACCATCTTCTGAGTACACTCGCTTAATAATATCAAAACCT